TCAGCTTGTGTCGGATATGAACCTGCCATTAATCTATTCCTTAAAGTAATTTGTTAGGATTTACTGTTAACATCATGGCATGAAGCTGGAAATCAGACTCAACTATATCCTTTTCAGCGAACTGCCTAAAGGAATAACGTAGTCTTAACTGAACGCATTCACCATCAGCATCTATAAATACTCTATGCCAGAGTCTTTTTTGTCGAGCTTCATAAGGTATAAGAGCTTCAGGTGCTAGTGATAGTTTTCCATCACCAAGCAAAGTTCCAGTTGACTCAGCATCATCAAACGTACCGTCTTCCGAAGATGATAAGAGCCAATCAATTTCCACTTCGCCATCGACTGTACTATCTACAAGGAAAGCGACTTCAGAAACAGAGCAACCATAAGCATCTTTTTGATAGGGAACGAACTGTTTAGTTAGAATATCTATCTTAGATACTTTTGTAATAGTACCGCCACCTGTATAGCCGCCAGTAGGTGTAACGCCATCATAAAAGACTGTTACTAAGTCAGCAGTTGTACGTCCTTCATCTTTAACCTGTACCAGCTTACCGTTTAAAGATGTATCACCAGTACAATTATCTATCTTTATCCAGCTCTCAGCCTTAAGGTTATGATCCTTGATAGTAAGATCACTATAAAATGAAGCTATATAAAGCATGTTACTGATTTGCAAGCTAGGGCAGTTAGTTGGCTTGTCTCTATTGGTTATAAATACAAAGCCTTCTTGGTTGCCTGCTACTACATGGCGAGACTCTTTTATATATCCTGTAGGTAAACCCTCTTGTGTATAACCCCACGTAGTCACAGAGTCATCAAATATAGCCCATGTTTGAGTATTATAGTCATAGACTAGTATCTCATCAGGATACGGAGAAACTGCCGTTGTATCAGAAGATGGGTAACTAAAATAGATCTGTTCAGTTATATAGTCTCTTATGGCAGAAACTCTTTCAAGACCACCATCAGTATTGTGAATTTCATAAGCGAAGTCAGGTATCTTCTCATCTACCCTTTTAACACTGTTACCATCACAAGCATGTATTCCTACATTACCTATACCTATAACTGCTTGATCAAAAGGTACTTGAGAGAAAGAAGACTCTACTCCGAGCTCGGTAGATATCTGTTGCCAGACGAAAGGCAGCAATGGGTTAGACGTATAGACCAATTCCCATGTACTTCTTTCACAGTAAACAATAACTCTATCTTTCAAATGCTGTGCTGTAACAATTGCTTCTTGAGTAGGTAAGTCTATGTAACCACCTCTACCAGGTATGTCCCTTCTCCAAGATTTCGTAGGTGTAGCAATGGTAGAAATAGGTGAACCATTTTGCGACCAAGCGCATCTACTTTGATAGCGCTTAGATACAAGAGGAGGTATTACCTCTTGAGTATTAAGAAGTAAGAGTCTGTTCTTAAACGATATAACTATAAGAGCTGCCTCAATAGTACCTGCAGCAGACACTAATGGATTAAGCTTCACCCAGGCAAGAGCAACTTCGTCCCAATAACGAATCCCGTCAGTAGTAGAATTATTTGTAACAAATAAAGTATCGTCAGAAGATGTAACTCCACGATGTGTTTCTCCCCAAAAGAAATCAGTATCCCCACCAGTCCATGTATCAGTAGCCAAGGCATCCCATCCTCCTTCAGTATATTCATAGGATAAGACTTCATCAAAGGCAAAAAGCTGCTCGTTATTTACTTCCTTAGTCTCTTTAGTAATAAGACCCATTACAGGCATAGATGGATAGAAGTAAACATCAGAGATAGGTAAAGTGCCATTAAGTACTAATGCACCAGTAGTAGTATTGATAGTTGCTGTAGTTGCAGAAGCAGAAGCAAGCATAGTTGCAGGTGTACCGAGTGCAGTTACAGTAAATACCTCAACTTCTGTTGCGTCACCTACTGAAACGAGAGCCCCTACCTGTATCTTTGTATAAGCTATCGTTGTAGTAACATTACCAGAGGCATCAGTATCATCTTCAAGCAAGAACCTTAATCTTGACCCTAGCGATTCATAGCCATCGACAACACCATCATCAGGTAGAAACAAATCAGCGCCAAATCTCTTACGTACTCTTGAATGGTAAACATACGCATTCCTAAGTGTTTCAAAGGCATCCTCGTTACTCAAGAAGGGCGATACATTCTTCTGCAGTCCTGTCTTGAACTCACCGATATATAATTTATCTGCCATTAGACTTCCCAGTATCTAGATGAACATGGGGAACCACTGTAGATAGTCCAGTTTCTCTTTTTAACATCTTGTCTTGTGGCTCTACGACTAATGAGCTTCAATTGTTCTTCATAAACAGGGGCTATTCTCTCTAGTCCGTCCATATCGCCACGATCTTCCATAATCATCTTTGCAGCACCAAGAGCTATTACAAGACCCCATTCTTTAAGCTCAGGTGAGTCACCAGCAGCAACAAGTTGAGTAGGAGACTTGCTAACGATAAATTCAATATCATAAACCTTGTCAGGCATAGGCCTTAATACAAGATTGTTCTCATCATAGAGAATTGAGCAAGGTTTCTGTGCTATATAAGGTACATATTGAGCATAAATATTAGAACCTGCGGCTGGTGCCGAAGAAAATGTGATTGAATAAGCACCAGATAAGTAGTTGATCGTACCAGTAGCGTCACCGCCGAATGAGCCAGCTCCATCGTCTTGCGATGTGAGTGATGTTGTATCAGATTTAGTACCAGAAAACGTGATCTCGTTCTTTAATACAGGGATATTAGCAAGAGTACCCGTAAAAGTAACCAAAATAGCATTGCCAGTATGGATATTGTTAACAATTGTTTGAGGTTTTGGGAAAGCAGAGTAAAAAAGCGCCTTATTTGCATAAAAATCCATGGTTGTGCCAGCAACATAAATAGGTTGCTCTACATTTGTGTAGGTGTTAAGCAATGAACCGAAAGCAACACCACCAATATAAACATTCTCATCATTAGGCTTAGTAGTTCCTTTAAGAGTCTTCTCTAACGTAGGTAGCTTCAACGTAGCGGGTAGATTATAAAGAAGATAGGTGTTGATATAGTCTTCTAGATTAATGTCTGTGATTTGATCTACTGAAGGCATTCGAGTTATACGCCTCGTCTTGATCTTAATGCCTGCCAATGTATCAATGATCATAATGTTACCCCGTTAAGAATCTTCGTATTTTTCAAGAGTGTACTATGGCACTTAAAGGAAACTAAAAGTTATTTCTTTGCTTAAACCTCCTAATAGGTGCTGAATAGTCTTCAGTGTTACCGTACTTAGCTTGCATTCTCATCTCTCTATATTCCTCAACAGACTGCTGTCCCTTCTTCGCTAGTATGTTCGGTAAAGACTGCGCTAGATAGCGTATTGCGTCACAAAAATTACTATGAAGGTCGTGGAAAGGTTTATCCTCATACCTCTTTGTAGAGTTATTATAGATACGCCTATAGTTCTCAAGAGCTTTAATAAGACCCTTACAAGATGAATGTATAAAGAGACGAGGAAAGAGCACTCTTACCGACTCAATACCATCAGATACCGAGGCCTTAGCTAGCACGTTAAACTTAACACCTAAGCGTCTAGCAATATCTAATCGAGTCGTTGCCTTAGAGGTGAAATCTCTCACTGAAATATCATGGGGTGCAAAATGAGCAGAATAGCGGTAGTCCCTACGACTTTGTATCTCTCGAGTATAATGATCAAGGCCTTCAGAATTATTAGAATACTCTTCAATGATATGTACGGCTCTACCATGTATTTGATAGAATAATATAACTGTTAAATCAGAGACGCCAAGATCCCATGCAGTATAAACAGGCTTAGTTATATCCCATACAACATGACTACCTATCTGATCCTTAACACGCAGCTGTTGCAAGTATTGATCATAATAAGCCCCATGAGAACCAGAGGAAAAATCGCAAAAATATTCCTGATTTGCTTTGTCTCTTGAGATCTCTCCGCGTTCTATATCCTCTTCAATCTCTTGAAGCGATACGTTGCCAGTGTCTTTAGCTGTCTTTAGATCCCAATACCATTCATTTGGGTTTTCCTTAGCTATATTCCACAAATCGTAGTAAAAGTTGTGCGATCTAGGGGTTGAAATAAATAATACCCAACCACCATTTGAAGCAATTATTGGCTTTAGGTACGTAATTGCCTCTTCCTGCATAAGAGCCGCCTCAGAGTAGACAATTCCCGCAAGATTAATACCTACCAAACGATCATACGAGTCTGAACCACCTAGAAATATCTCACTTCCATTGATCAACTCAATAGACATGTTCTGTTCGCGCTTACGCTTGATTAACTCTTTTGGAATAAAGTCTAAGAACTTAGTACCATCATCAAGAATAGACTCCCATATAACGCGCCGAGCTTGTGTAAAGGTAGGGAGGAAATAAGCGTAAGAACCAACCTTTTTAAAAGCCATACGTATCATTAGATTAAAGGCTGTTACGTCTTTTCCGTTACGCCTGCTCCATGTAAGGATAGCCTTACGATAGCCGTCTTGCTCCATAGCTTTAAAAATCCCCCGCTGGTGTGGTCTTGGAACGAATTTATCGAGCTTTACAACAGTCATTTCTTAAAACCTTCAATTGTAAAATCTTGTTTCATGCAAGAATCCTAGTATGGCTTTCTAACGCTTTCTAAAGACTTCCAATAATAATTTTCTTTTTTATCATCTCTTATTTTATGTTGACAGCCTTCTATCGACCAATCATATGTATCAGACCTTGTACATTCTGCCATTTCTATTTTACCCCACGTATCATCGTCCCATTTCTCAATAAGTAAGACGGGAATACACTCTTCAGGCTCTTTTTCTTTTAAATGTGTCCAACCGTTTGTCGTTGTCCCTCTCAACTCTTCAAGAACAGATTTTCTAAAAGCCACAGCAGATTTTACTATGTCTAAATCTTTTAGACATTTGCTTAAAGTTTCTTCATATTGCATCAAAGCAAACTCGTAATAAGCAATTTGCCCGTCTTCTTCTTTTTTATCCTCTATAGTAAGTATTTTTTTATTCTCATAAAAAATATCTCTCGGGTACTTTCTTTTTTCATTCATGCAAGGCTCCTAAAAGGTGAGGGTATTTTTAACCTATTTTCGTCATTTCTTAGAGCTTTCTATAATGG